TCAGTGCCCCCGTCGCCGTCGATGCAGACGGGGTCGCCGTTGGTGAAGTTGGTGATCGCGGCGGTGGTGACCGTCGAGGCCCCGACGGCGAGGGAGGCGCTGGTGGTGGTGTCGCCACCGCCCGACTGGACCATGAACTTCGAGAGGTTGGTCAGGAACTTGTAGAGCTCCTGTCCGGTGTTCTGGCGCGGCATGGGGGGATCTCCTTAGGCGAAGAGCGTGAGCGTCAGGTCGAGGGTGGCGCGCTGCAGCGCGCGTCCGCCCTCCGGGTCCGGCGGCAGCACCCGACGCGTGATGGTCTCCACCACGGCGTCCAGGCCCTGCGTGGCGAGTGCGGTCACGGAGATCCCCTCGATGAGCGCATCCGCCAAAGCGTTGACCGTCGCACCCGCGCCGTTCCCGTCGGCGAAGGCGTCCAGCTGGTACTGCATCCGGCGCACCTGGCCGTCGCCGACGGGGCTGTCCACCACCAGCTGATAGGCCGTCGTGGGGAGCGTCCCCGTCCCCGCCTGGGACCAGGGCACCAGGTTGCCGCTCGTCCGGCCGGTGAGGGTCCGGATCGTGGCGTCCGCGTTGACGATGGCGACCAGCGCCTCGTTGACCCGCTGGACCGCGTCGCTCACGCCTGCTCCGCCGCCCGGTCGAGCGCGGCCCGGACCACGAGCCGCATCCGGTCGAGGGCCTTGGCGAGCGCGGGCCGCATGAAGGGCCGCGGCGCGATCGTCACGTGGCCGCTCTTCCCAGCGGTCGCCGTCCCGAACTCGAGCGCCGCGGCATAGCGGGCCCGCACGCCGACCCGCATCTCGCCATCGATCACGCCGCTGTGCACCGACGCCCGCAGCACCCCGGTGTCGGGCGCCGGCGGCTCGCCCGGTGCCGAGGCCACGTGGACCACGTTCCCCCGCCGGTAGGCCCGCCCGGAGCCGGGCTGGCTCAGCTCGAGGACGGTGGCCCGCTCGAGCTCCAGCGCCGCTGCCCGCAGGGCCACGCCCTCGGGCAGGGCCGCCTGGCGGAGCGCGACCTCGAGCCGGTGGAGGCCGGCGGCGAATGCCTGTCCCGTGAGCGGCTGGGCCATCGGTCCTCCTCAGCTCGTCGGGAGCGGCGGCACCGGGCGGCACCCCGCCACGATCAGCGCGCCCGCCGGCGTCGGCGTCCACTCGACTGCCTCGAAGTGCTTCCCGGTACTCGCAAAGGCCAGCGGGCCGGTGCTGAAGGCGAAGTAGTCGCCCAGCTGCGCCCCCACGTTGTCCCGGAACACCACCTGCACGGCGGCCGTCGTCTCCCGGCCCCACAGCTTCTGCGCGAGCCCCTGGGTGAGCGGCTGCGCGATCACCTTCCAGTCGGTCGGGATCCCCGCCACCGCCGGCGCTGTCCGTGTCGGGGTCCCGTCCGCCGCTTCGCTCCCCGCGCTGGGCCGGTAGAGCGCCGCCGCGTAGCCGAACTCGCGGCAGAGCAGGTCGATGTTCGGGCCGATCGCGGCCGCCAGCTGGTCGGCGATGGTCACCCGCGGATCAGCCTCGGCTGCCCACTGCCCCCGAGCCGGAGGCCCCGCAGCAGCCGGATCACCTGGGGCGGCAGGAGATTCTGGTTCGTCTCCGCCTCCCGCGGCTGGATCGTGAGGCTGCCCACCGCGATCGACGCGAACTGGTTCAGCGGGTTGCTCGTCAGGCTCGTCGGATTCTGGAGCAGCCAGAGCGCCATCTCGAACGTCGCTTCCTGGACCTGCCGCGGGATCGCGTCCCAGGCGTACAGGTAGCCGTCGTCATCGTAGGTGTCGGTGCGCGGCCACTTCAGGCGCTGGTCGGTGATGTATTTCGACCGCTGCCCGGCATACTGCTCCTGGTCGAGCCGACTGGTCGCCGCCACCAGCGCCTGGTCCTTCGCCCCGCCATCCTCCTCCGGCAGCGCGGTCCACGCGCTCGCGTCGACCCGCCCGTCGAAATAGGCGTTGGCCTGGGCACGGGTGACGTAGCTGTTGCTGTTCGCGCCCGCGACCGTGGCGTCCAGGACCAGGCTCATCAGACCTCCCTCGCATAGCAGGGGTGGGATTTGAACCCACGACCTCCGGGTTATGGACCCGGCGAGCTACCAGGCTGCTCCACCCTGCGACGACCTACGCCTCGTCCGCGTCCTCCGCGTCCTCCGCGGCCTCGCCGGAGAGGAGCGCCACGAGGTCGGCCTTCTTCGCGCCCTCGGGGATCTCCACGCCCGCCGCCTCGAGCTTGGCGGTGAGCTGCTTGACGGTGAGCCGGTCGAGCCCCCCCTCGTCGGCCGCGGCGCCGAAGCGCTGATGCACCGCGGGGTCGAAGTCGCGGGCGTTGATGACCAGGCCGCCCGGCACGTCGGGGTGCTGGATCCGCACCGTGGGGATGTTCGGCTGATGACGCAGCATCGGACCTCTCCTGCTAGGGACACTGCCGAAGGGGTGCGCCGGTCACCCGACGCACCCCAGGACGAACGCTCAGCCCGCGACGCGGGTGATGAGCTCCGGCCGCACGAGCGCGGCCCCGAGCAGGATGTCGAACTCGATGTAGTCCTGCTTGTTCTGCCGGACCATCTCCATCCGGAGCGTGAGGCCCGACACCGAGTCCGCCACGACCCGGGTGTTCGCCTGGGCGCTCGGGACGCTGCTCGAGAGCCGCCGGCTCGCGAACGCGATGGCGTCCGGGTGGAAGCAGAGGTTGACGACGTGCGACGCCGCCAGGGTCACCGTCTCGCCGCCGGTCGTCGCCTTGACCAGCGCCGGCGAGATCGGCACCGAGGTGTTCCCGACGCCGAGGGTGGTGTCCGCCGTGACCACGTAGGTCTGGCTGTCGCCGGCGATCGTGATGATGTCGCCCTTGACCAGGTCGGAGGCGTTGGTGGCCTTCGCGATCGACACCGTGCCGTTCCGGCCCCCGTCGGTCGAGCCCGCGCCGACGGCGTTGACGCCGTTGACCGTGCAGGCGCCGGCCGTAAGCGGCGTGGACGTGTGGGTCGGGACCTGCTGGTCCATCCACCAGTCCATGCCGAGCTTGTGGCCGATCTGGCCCTCGCGGATGGTCCCGGTGTCGCCGGCGAAGTTCGCCTGGACGAAGTTCGGGAGGATCACCGCGTTGCCCTCGGCGTCCGGGTCGAGGACCATGTTCCGGCCCGCCAGCGGCGCCTTGTACTTGTTGAGGAGCGTCCGGGCGCTCTTCGCCGCGGTGAGGTCGGTCGCGAACGGCGTGGTGCCGGCCGTGCCGACGTAGCCGTACACCCCGGTGTAGAGCCCGAGGATGTAGGCGTCCACGTCCTCGGCCAGCTCGCCGATCACCACGTCCTGCTGGCGCACGGTGCCGACCGAGGAGAGCTCGCCGCGTTCCTTGTCGGTGAAGAAGTACCCGTTCTTCCGCCACCGATTGAGCGGGATGCCCACCTTCTGGGGGGCGTAGGTGTTCGGGGTGACCTGCGTGGGGCTCGCGGTCACGTCCGACACGCCGAGGCTGGACGGGATGACGACGTTGACCGTGTCGCCGAGGCCCGCCGGGGTGTCGGCGAAGTCGGTGTTGACGAGCCGGGGCATGATGCAGGTGCTGCGGAGGCGCTGGACGGCCTTGGCCATCAGCACATCGAGGATATTGCTCAGGTCCTGGGACATACGAGCCTCGCGGGGTGAATGTGAGTGTCAGCTGCGCGCCCCGCGCGCCCGGCGGTCCTCCGACCTGCTGCGGCCGCCGTCACGGCGACCGGCCCTGCTCAGTGCTGGACGATGACTTCGCCCTTGGCGATGGCGTCGATGTTGTCCACGAACGCCTTGTTGTCGTCCCCGGGGATCACCTTCTCGTTCCCGGTGAGCTTCTTCTGGCCGCCGGCGCCGCTGCCGCCGGCGCCCGAGCCCTTGAACCCGGCCGCGAACTCGGCCTTGCCCGCCATCTCGGCGACGAGGTCCTCCACGGTCATGGCCTGCCCCGCGCTGTTGGCGATCCGCGGCTTCTTGTCCGGGCCGAGCACCACCGCGCGGTACTTCCCGTCCTCGCCCTTCTCGACCTTCACGTCCTTGAGGACATGCGGGAGCATCAGGTCCACGCTCACCGCCTTGCCCTCGAGCGCCTTCCGCGCCGCCTGCTCGCCGTGGATCGTGTAGAGCTCGCCCTCGGCCTCCGCCAGCTTGGCGGTGATCGCGTCGACCTCGGCCTTGGCCTTGGCGGCGATCTGCTGCTTCCAGTTCTCGAGCTCCTCCTTGCCGCCCTTCTTCCCCTCGCCGGTCGCCCGGGCCTCCAGGAGCTCCTCCAGCTGTTCCGGCGACTGCCCGAGCGCCTCGAAGTCCTTGAGCTTCTTCTTGGCGATCCGCCGCTCGTCGCGCTCCTTGTCGAGCGCCGACTTCAGTCCGGCGACACCCGGGTGGTCGTCGATGTTGGTCTGGAGCACGAACGCCCCATCGTCGGCCTTGCTGTAGTGCTCGCGGAGCGGCTCCGCCACGTCCTCGAGCTTCGCGATCACGGCCTTCAGTGCCACGAGTCCGCTCCTTGCGCCGCTGGCGCCTGCCCGGAACCCGTCCGGGGGGAAACGACAGTGGCCCCCGCCGTCGCTTGCGCGACGTGGGGGCCACGGGGGCCACACTCCTGCTCCGACCCAAGATACGAACGTCCGGGGCGTCCGCGCAAGAGGGTCAGTCGGCGCCGAGCTCCGCCAGGGTGGCCGTCGAGCCGTCGTTCCGCACCAGGTCGGTGAAGTCGGCCCGGCCGTTCCGGACGAGCCGGGCGCGGGTCGGGCCCAGGATCGCGTCCTGCGTCGCCGCGGACTGGTTGGCGAACCAGTCGGGGTAGGTCACCCGCGGGGCGGGGTCCGGCACGTCCAGCCCGAGCCCGGCGTAGTTGAGCACCGGCACCATCCGCGACCGGCAGTTCCAGTGCCGCGGCGGCCGCGGGGCGCTGGGGTCGTCGTAGCGCCAGCGGGTGCCGTCGAGGGAGGCGCAGATCGGCGTGGTGCGGCTGTCGAGCGTGGCGACGAACTCCCATTCCTGCGTCAGGTCGGTGTTGGCGGCGTAGGTCGCGTAGCTCGCCTGGTTGCTGATGTCGTTGACCGCGGTCCGGACCAGCGCCTGGGCCTGCCGGGTCGAGACGTCCATCACGCCCCCCACGTACTGGCCCCGGCCCACCGCGCGGCCGCGGATGCGCTGGACGATCTGGCTCAGCGTCTCGTTGTTGACGACGCCGATCCGCAGCTGGGTGATGAACGCATGGCGGGTGCTGATCAGCTGCTGCTTCCACCAGTCCCACATCACCGCCCCCTGGACCGGCTGGGCCGTGACGATCGCCCGGAGCTCGGCCGGCGTCGGCAGGGAGACCGTGACGCCATCGAGCGCGTACTGGTCGATCACCCCTTGCAGGTTGAGCCCCGCGTTCCTGGCCTGGATCTGGGCCAGCTGCCCGAGCGCGTCCTTGCCGAGCGCGTTGATGTCGCGGTATGCCTGGGTGAGGATGTCGTTCGCCTGGGAGGCGAGCGACTCGAGGCGCCGGGCCCGGCGGCCGGCCGAGACCTCCATCGGGTCCTGCTGGGAGAGCAGGGCCACCAGCTGGTCGCGGGCGCGCTGCAGGATCGCGGTGACCTGCGCGCCGAGGGTGTTCTCGTAGCGCCGCAGGCGCACCGCGTTCCGGAGGTCCTTGCCGATCGGGTCGGCCGCCATCGGCTACTGCCCACTGCCCGGGAGCGGCGCGAGCCCGCTGCCACCCGCCGGCACGTTGATGCCGGGGCCCGTCCCGGCGAACGGGGCCAGGGCCGGCGGCGGCGGCGGGGTCTCGTCCTGGATCCGCTGCTTCTCGAGCTCGGGGTCGAAATCCTCCGGCAGGATCTTCCCGGCGATCATGAGGCTCCAGAGCGTCTCGAGCGAGAGCTGGCCGGCCGTCTGCGCCTGCGAGATGACCTGCAGCATCTGCGGGTCCATCGTCAGCTGCTCGAAGTCCATCGTGATCTGCACCGAGCCGCCGGCGACCCCACGGTACTCGGCGTGGAGCCCGAGCAGGGCCTCGAGGCAGTCCTGGAGCCCGCGCGCGGCGACTTCGAGCCGGCTGTATTGCTGGGTGGTGTCGATGCGGTGGGCGGCGGCCGTTTCCGTGGCGCGCGGCATGGTCTCGCGCGCGAGGATGGCGAGACCCTGGGCCGCCATCTCGGCGATCAGGTCCTGCTGGTCGGTCCGCGAGCCGGTGGACTCGGTCGGCTGGACCCACTTCACGTCCGCGCCCAGCGGGCCCTGCAGCGCCTGGCCGGGGCCGATCACGATCCCGTCCTTGACCTCGAGCCCGAGGGTCACGAGGAGCGGCACGTCGACCAGGTGCTGCTTCCAGCGGTGGTCGGACCGGACCCGGAATAGGGCGAGGTTCGTCGTGGCGAGGTCGCCGAGCGGCGGCTTCGTGACCAGCACGCCGTGCTTCCGGCCGGCGTAGAAGATCTTGAACGGGATCCGCGTGACGCCGGTGAAGACCCCGGCGCCCGTCTGGTGGTAGCCCTGGCTGGGATTGGCCGGATCCTTCGGGTCCCAGATCTCCCAGGTCGGCACGTACACCGGATCGGCGCCGGCCGGACCGGGCTGCGGGACCAGGCGCAGGACGCGGTAGCGCGGGGTGATGCGCTCCCCGAACGCGCCCTGGGGCTGCACGTTGGCCTCCCGGAGCACGATCAGCGTGAACTCGAGCGCCCCGCCGATCCGCTGGGTGCGCCAGTTGATGATCTGGTCGGCCGCGTACTTGACCCAGTAGGGCCGGATGCCGCGGGCGGTTTCCTCGGCCTTGCTCAGCTCGCCGTTGTTCGGCGCCACGTCGACCAGGACGCCGGCGTGGCCGAGCGCGAGCCCGTCCTCGAAGAGGTCGCGCGCGAAGACATCGCCGTGCGTCCCCTCGAGGTCGATGTCCTCCCAGTCCCGCTGGATCGCGGGGTCCACGTCGTCGGCCAGCTTCGGCGGGTCGCGGAACACGAGCCCCGTGAGGCCCTTGTGGGTGGTGTCGAGGCCGTTGTAGAGCTCGGAATAGCGCACGCGGAGGGCGTAGGTCTTGGGCGGTTCGCCTTCGCCCATCGGCAGGTACTGTCGGCGGGCGGCCATCGCCTGCATCCGCGCGGTCCCGGCGAGGAGGTCCTGGATCAGCTGCCAGGCGGGTTCCTGCGCCTCGTAGTCCGCGCACTCGTAATTGGGCTGGTCCGGCTGCTGGGTCTCGGCCATCGGGCGCTCCTACATGCGAATGGTGGTCGACCGCGCCCGGCGGTCCTGGGTGGCCACGCGATAGCCGGTCTCGTCGGCCGCGTGGTCCTCGGCTTCCGTGTCGATGTCGTCCCACGTCGTCTCGTCGCGGGGCAGGACCGGCACGGTGCGGATCCACTGCGTGCAGGTCTCGAACACCCAGAGGCCCGGATGTTCGCGGTCCCCGTCCCGCGCCGCGATCAGGCGGTCCCGCAGCATCTGCCAGCGGCGTTGCCGCGAGCCCGGCCCCTTGATCGACTTCTCCCACCGCACGCCCAGCCGCTGGTGAATGGCGGCGGGGCTGTCGCCGTTCCGCTCCTCGAAGATCATGGAGTCCGCGGGGCCGGCGTGGACCCGGCCGAGGATCCCCATCTGCCGCTCGCGCTCGAGGATGCCGCGGGCGATCGCCTCATCCGAGAGCCGGAGCCCGTGGTTCGGCTGACCATTCCAGCCGTACCACTCGGCGATCCGGATGAGCGACCGGGCCGGGAAGGTGCGGGTGCTGCCGTCCGCCAGGGTGACCGGGCTGCCGTCGCTCTCGGCCCACCAGCCCACCGAGAACGGCTTGGCGCTCCCCCAGTCGAACGCCCGGTCGAGCCGCCAGCTCGACGGGATCGCGAACGGCCGCAGGACGTGCACGGTGCGGTCCCACACGTCGTCGAAGAACCCGCCGGCGACGATGTCCCAGTCGCCATACCGCCAGCCCTTCCAGAGCGACCCCCCGCCGGAGGCCGCGGCGATGCGGGCTTCGTAGCCCGGATCGTGCTCGACCAGGAGCGGGTTGTCCTCGAGCCGCGCCGGGATGAACACGGCGTCGATCGTGAGGTCCGGCCGGTCCGCCTGGGGCTGGACCGTGAACGGCATATAGGGCGGCGCGCGGTCGATGTACCGCGCCTTGACCCAGTTGTGCCCCGGGCCGCCTGGGTTGCCGAAGCAGCGCCGCGTGCAGGGCACGCCGTCCGCCGAGCGGAGCGACCCCCAGAGCAGGTCGATCGGCGCCGGCGAGGGCCAGTTGGGGAGCTCGTCGAACGCCATCCACGTATAGGCGTGGCCCTGGTACTTCGCCGCGTCCTTGTCCCGCTCGAGGAACCGCATCTTGAGCGTGGCCCCGTTCGGGAAGAGCCAGTAGTGCTTGTCCTGCCGCTCAGTCGCGCCGAGCGGCGCGAAGAGCTCCCGCGCCCGGCGTTCGACCTCTTCGAGCTCGGGGTAGGAGCGGCGGAAGAAGATCCCGCGCGCCGCCCGGCCATAGCGTCCCGCGTGGGCGATCCAGTCCCCCAGCGCCCCATCCGTCTTGCCGCCCCCGCGCGCGCCACCGTAGAACACGTCACTCAGCGGGCAGGTGAGGAGGGCGGTCTGCGGCCCCGGCTGGGGCCGCCAGATCACGGCCGGCGGTGCTGTGACGCCCACGTCGCCGCATCCGCCGCCTTGGGCGGCACCTCCGCGATGTAGCGGTGGTCGACGACCGCCCGCTCGGTGTACATCCCGAGATGCTGGCCCAACAGCTTGAGGGCGCCGTTCGCGACCGCGCCGTCGTAGCGGTACTCGCCGGTCGGCTGCCCCTCGTGGTCCAGGACGGGCTCGGCCGCCATCGCGCGCTCGACGTTCTGCTTGAGCCGCTCGAGCACCCAGTCCTGCGTGATCGCCGTGCGCCTCGCCCGCTGCGCTTGCAAATCGCGAATGCGCGCCGCCACCTTAACGTTCGCCAACAGACGGGAACCAGCGGCGTTGGCGCTGTTCAGCGAGACCGTGGGGTACGCCGCCTTATAGGCCCGCGTCGCGTTCAGGTCGATCAGGTATTCCTGGCAGAACCGTTCCTGCGACGGCGTCAATGGGGTCGCGGGCATCCCGCCCTCCTCCGGAAAACGAACGTGGCCCCGTCCCTCGCTGAGGGATGGGGCCACGCGGGCCACGAGACCACGGGCAATGCCTGCGAAGGTACGAGGTTAGCCCGCCCGCGGCAAGAGCAAGGCGCAGAGGGCGGCGATCACGTCGGGCTGGAGATCGAGCGCGAGCTCGACCCAGGCGCCGCAGCGATCGCAGCGGACGGCGGTATGGCCGGGCTCCGTCAGCTGCGCCGCGTGCCGCCCCGGCGTGAGCCGGAAGAAGAGCGGCCGGTCGATCGGCGCCTGGTGGATCGCCTTCCCGCAGGGCTCCCCGCGGGTCCGGTGCCCCGGACACTTCACGAACCCGTTCGCGGGGGCGGCGTGCCAACCTGGGGTCATGCGCGGTCCTCCTGCTGGTCGGGGGCGAGGAACACGTACTCCTCGAGGTAGCGCCGCCGCATCTGCCGGGCGACCTGGGCCAGGTCGAGCCCGTGGCGGTTCTCGAACGACCGGATCCCGATCCGGTGCTGCTCCCCGTGATGACGGCCGCAGAGCGGCACCACCTGGTCGTCCCCGCCGCCGGCGCCACGGCTCCGCACATGCGCGACCTCGGTGACCGGCCGGCCGCCCAGGTCCGTGAACCCCCCGCAGGTACAGGGGTCGCGGTCCCAGAGCAGGCAGTGCATCCCCCGGACGTGGGCCAGGTACTGCGGATCCCGGACCCGGAAGCGCTTGGGCGCGCTCGATCCCCTCATCCCGTGGCCTCAGGCGCCTTGAATACGTGCACCCGGAAATACAGTCCTGCCCAGTCGGCGGGCTTCCCCGAGGAGACGCCGACGTAGGGATAGGGCCGCAGCACGCCGTCCCGCCAGAACGTGGTGATCTGGACGACGTACGGCTTGCCCTCGATCTCCACCGGAATTGCGGCGACCCGGATCTCCTCCCGCTCCCCCTCGACCGGCCCGCTCACCGCTCACCCCCGGCGGGCGGCGCGTCCGGCGCGGGAACGACTTCAGGAGCAGTGGGGTTCCGCATCCCCAGCTCGTAGAGGCGGTTGCCCGGGATCGACCGGAGCCATTCCAGCCGTCCCCGCAGCTCCGCGTTCTCCGCCTCGAACGTCGCCGCCTTCGCCCGCCACTCGGCTACCATCCGCCGAAATTCCGCGTTCTCCGCCTCCAGCGCGGCGAGGCGGGCGGTGAGGATGCGGGGTACAACCTCCCCGCACACCGCTGCCATCAGTCGCCCATTCGGCGACGAGGCATCAAACGTGCGGGTGTCGCTGCGCGTCACATAGCCGAACTGTGGAGCCAGCCGCTCGTAGGCGTCGTGGAACATCGTAGCCCACTCCACCGCCTCTTGGGACGCGGCGGACAGCGCGGGGGTGTCAGTCACCACATCCTCCCGCGCAGAATGGTTCTGCCCACGAAGTTCACCAAGAGGACAGTCAGCACTATCCCCACACCGATGCCGCCGATGACGGCAAGTACAATGACCCACGCGCTCATTCATCCCTCCTGGTCGTAGGCGGCGAGGACGCGCCGGGCGGCTGCTTGGGCGACCGTCAAGCCACAGTCACACGGGCGCACCTTATCCCGGTTCAGGTCGCCACCGTCTCCATCATCACACGGCAAATAGGGGCGGTAAACCGCGCATCCGGTCTTGTGGTCAGCGAATCGCGCCAGCGGCACCAGCGCCGCGAGGTCGGAACGGAGACGGGCGTTCTGTGCCTCCAGTTTGACAATCGCTTCTTCCTCGGGCGTTCGTGGCTCACTCATTCATCCCTCCCGGTCGGCGGCGCGGAACACGATTACCGCGCTCGGAAAGGGGGCATTAAATGGGGCGCCGACGAACCGGATGCGTCCGCGCACGAATCGCACTTCGCCCCTGAGCGCGTAGTCGTGCCACCACGCGGCATCCGTCCTGGCTGGCACAAGGCACACGACTGTCACGCCCTTGCACGACTCCACCCATGCTTTCCGTACCCACGCCGCGATGGCGCGACCGTACGGCGGATTGCACCACACCGATCCAAGCGCGGCCCACGACTGCGAGAGGCCGTCCTGTTCGCGGGTAAAGTAGGCCGGCGCTTTGGCATTATTCGCGTCGGCACAAACATCCAGCGTAAACCGGAAAACGGCGTTGAGGGGACCGAAGATCTCCGCCGCCG